CTTTTCCTTTCACCAGGGGAAGGACCAAAACCCCCCGGAAAACGTATTTTAGCCCCATGAAAGAGGAACTAGCGCGCTGGGAGCGCATCAAACTGGAGTGCGAAAAAAGCATCGACACGCACGGTGCCATACTGGAAGCGGTAACCGACCGCGGCAAGCCAGTGCTGCGCAAGAATCCGGCAATCGAAACACTGCAAAAGGCAACGCTTGAAATTGAGAAACTGCGAAAGACCTTGAGCGATGGACTCGACCTGGACTGAAAATATAATCGAGCGCTATTGCGTACTCACCGAAGACGCGGGAGCAGGCAAGCCGGTACAGCTCATGGACTGGCAACGCGGGCTAATCCGGGACGCGGAAGGTAAGCGCATGGTATGGCTGGAAATCCCGCGTAAGAACGGGAAGTCCGCGTTTATTGCCATGCTCGCCATAGCCCACCTGCTTAAAGGGTTTAAGGACGGGACCAACCCGCAGGTAATTCTAGCGGCAGCAACCAGGGAGCAGGCAGGTATTTTGTTTGGCTACGTGCGTAACATGATTTTGCTCAACCCGCAGCTGCAAAAAGTGCTAGAGCCGTTTCGAAAGGAAATACGTTTGAAGGGGAAGCCTGGCTACCTAAAGACCATTACCAGCGATGGCGGCAGCAACCACGGACTAAACCCGTCCCTAATCCTTTGCGACGAAATCCACAGCTGGAACGAGGTTAAGGGTCCGGAGCTGTGGGAAGCCCTGCGCACGTCCATGGCGGCACGACCCAGCCAAATGATAGCCATAACCACGGCCGGCAGTGCGTACAGCTTCGCCCACAAGTGGCACGAGTATGCCCAGCGTGTAGCGGAGCAGCCCGAAATAGACCCAAGCTGGTTAACTATTATTTACGGGGCAGGGGACGACGAAGACCCGCACAGCCCCGAGGTATGGCAAAAGGCTAACCCGTCCCTGGGGGTAACGGTAACGTACCAGTACCTAGAGGAATTGAGCAACACGGCCAAACACGACGAGCCGACGCTACTTTCCCTGCGTAAGCTGCACCTAAACCAGTGGGCAGGTAGCGCCCAGCCCTACATTGAGCTAGGTAAATGGCTGAAATGCCAGGGCGGCAAGCCGAAAAACATAGACAAATGGCGGTGCTTTTTGGGGGTTGACCTTGCCGCGGTAAACGACTTTACCGCTTACGCCGTGGTTTATTTTAATGGCGAGCGTTTTTACACGCAACAGTATTACCAAATTACCGACCACGCAATGAGTAAGCGAAAGCAAAAGTACCCGAACCTGGTTCGGAACTGGATTAAAAACGGCAGCCTGGACGTGGTTAAGGGCGAAGTAACGACTACCGACCATCGCATAGCCATGATTGAGCAGATTATGGAAAAGCACCCGGTCGAAGGTATTTTTTTTGACCCTTGGAACGCAGCCGAAACAGTGGAGCGCCTGCGAAGTAAATACGGCAAACAGTTTTGCTGGGAAGTCCGGCAGTCGGCGCTTATGGTAAATGAGCCTATGAAATTGCTTTACCGCATGGTTACGACGAAAGGAATTACGCACGACGGCAACCCGATTACCGCCTGGATGATTGCGAACACCAGCCTGCACATTGATAAAAACGATAACTGGACCTTTCAAAAAGACAAAGCCCCGGACCGTATCGACGGCACGGCGGCCTTAATTACGGCCTTGGCTGGATATGTTCACAATGCTAGCACGGGTATGAGTACGTATGAGGAATTAGATATAATTTTTGTATAACTTTGTATTTGGTATGGCATGGTATGACCGCATAACCCGCAGCGTTTCGGGTATTATAAATCCGAAGCCCTGGCTTTTGAGCCTTTTCGGCGGCAGCTCCACGCTAGCGGGCGAAAACGTAAGCAGTACTAACGCCCCAAAGGTATCGGCTGTTTACAGCTGCGTGAACCTAATCAGCTCAACCATAGCATCAATGCCGTGGAACTTGTACCGCGAAACGGAGCAGGGGCTTATTTACCAGCCTGGCCTACTCAACGACCTGGTGAGCCGCCGCCCGAACCAGGCGTACAACAGCTACGATTTTCGTAAAGCGTTTATGGGTCAGCTTTTGCTGCGTGGAAATGCCTACATTCTGCCCATGCGTAGCGGTAACGCGCTCGCTGGCCTGGAGCTAATCGACACCGACCTGGTTACCTTGGACACGACCAGCGGCAGCCTTGTTTACCGTGTATACCTAAACAACGGTATTACGATGAACCTTACGCCCGACCAAATCATCCACCTTAAGTACTGGACCCTGGACGGCATCAATGGCGTTAGCCCGGTCGCTTACGCGAAGGAAATCATCGGAACGTCAATGGCAGCAACCGCACACATGGGCGGTTTCTACGGTAACGGCGGTATGCCGAAGGGCATTCTGCAACTGCAGGGCACCATTCGCGACGCGGACCGCGTTAAGCAAATCGGCCGCCAGTTTGACGAGCTGAACAAAGAGCATAAGGGGCGGACCGCCGTGCTAACTGAAGGTGCGGAGTACAAGCCGGTAGCCGCGAATTTTCAAGAATCGCAGCTTATCGAGAGCTTACGTTTTAGTGTTGAGGAAATTTGCCGCTTGTACCTGGTCCCCCCGCACAAAATCGGCCACATGGAAGGCGCAGGCTACGCCAACAGTATCGAGGCGCAGAACGCCCAATTTATTAGCGACTGCATCCGCCCGCTGGTCGAGGTAATCGAAATGGAGTTTACCAACAAGCTGCTCAACGGAAACCGCCGCTTTCAGCTGGACATGAAATCGCTCATGCGTGGCGACATCGCCACCGAGGTACAACGTAACGTGAGTTATTGGAACATCGGCGCAATGAGCGCAAACGAAATTCGCCGCACGGAAGGCCTACCCCCAATCCCAGGCGGCGACGAGTATAACAAGCCTATGCACATGGCTAGTAATGACCAAAACAATGGAGAAGGAAATTCGGACGCAAGCGATTCCAGCGACGGACAGTAACACCGTCGAGGGCTACGCGCTTAACTGGAACGAGTACGACATGGGCGCTTTTGTCGAGCGCATCGAGCCGGGGGCCTTGGGCGACCTGCGCAGCTACGACGTACACGCCTTATACAATCACAACTACGACCAAGTGCTAGCGCGGTCAAAGTACGGCGAGGGCACCCTGGCCCTGGAGCAAGACGACAACGGTTTGAAGTTCCGTTTCGACCTGCCCGAAACCACAACCGGAAACGAGGTACGCACCTTGGTAGCCCGCGGCGACGTGGACCAGGCGAGCTGGGCCTTTACCGTAAAAAAAGAACGCTGGGAAAACGTCCGCAGCGAAAAGCCCGTGCGTATCATTGAGGCAATCGGCGAAATGTACGATATTAGCCTAACGCCGCGCGGAGCCAACCCAACTACGTCCGTAGCACTACGGTCGCTAGAAGAAGCCCTAAAGGCTGAAGAACCCGAACAATTAACCCAAAACCCCGAACCCGTGGAAAATCACGAACAAGAGGCAGAAGTGCGCGCGAACGCTTTCGTTGACGCTTCAGCTGTGCAGGGCAAGCTTTCCAAGTCGGAAGAGCGCAACCTTGCCAAATTCAACCTTATTAAGGCCATCAACGAAGCCCGCGCCGGCAAACTTACTGGCGTAGAAGCCGAAGTCAACCAGGAAGGCATGAACGAGAAGCGCCGCCTTGGCGTTGACGTGCGCGATATGCACGCCGTTAACCTGCCCGAAATGTTTACCAAGCGTACCCAAACCGTAACTGGTGGTACCAACGGTAACTTGGGTGGCGACTTGGTTTTTACCGACCCAGCTCGTTACATCGACTTTTTGTACCCGAACACTCCGCTTTTGCAGCAAGTTTCGGTAGCTGAAAACCTGGTCGGTAACGTATCATTCCCACGCCAAACCGCTGCCTACTCACTGAACTGGAAGTCGGAAACCGGCGAAGACAGCGCACAAGACATCACGTTTGACAACGTAGTTATGTCGCCCAAGCGTGCCGTAATTACTGCTTCTATGTCTAACCAGCTTCTCCGTCAAGAGTACAGCCGCGGCATCGAACAGCGTATCATCAACCAGCTGAACCTTTCGTTCAACCGTGGTATGGAAGACGTAATCCTCAAAGGCACCGGACAAAACAACCAGCCTACGGGTATTTTCACCGCTTTGGACGGTCAAAAGCTCACCATCGGTGCCATCGACTACGCCGACCTTATCGCTTTCGAAAGCGCTTTGGCTAACGCCGATGCTTTGGCTGGTAACCTGGCTTACGTTACGCACCCCGCCGTATTGGCCAAACTGAAGCAGACCAAGCTTGACGCTGGTTCGGGCCGTTTCCTCGTTGAGGGCACGCTTAACCCAGTTATGACCGCCAACGGTTACAACATCCTTTCCACCACGCTTTCACCGAAGTACACTACGCCGGACCCCGACGAGTACGGTATGGTATTCGGTAACTGGAGCGACGTGCAGGTAGGATTTTGGGGCGGTGCTACCCTTATGGTAGACCCTTACTCAAACATGAAGTCGTCAATCGTAGAAATCTACCTGGAGCGCTTTATGGACGTAGCCATTTTGCGTAATGCTTCATTCGCCCTGGCGAAAGATATCACAATCTAAACATGGTAACGGTTAGCAGTTATACGCCGATTTCGGTAAACCTTACCGAACTTAAGGCCTTTTGCCGCGTAGACGGGAGTGCAGACGATGCACTCCTAACTATGCTTTTTAGCGCAGCGGTAGAAGAATTTAACAGCTACACCGGCTACCGTTTAGGTGCTACAACTGTAACGGTGGACACCACGGGGGAAGCGAGCTATACGCTCCCCCTGGGTCCCGTTACGGCTATCACTAGCGTTACGGCGTACGACGACGAAGGCAACGCCACCACCTTGGCCTTATACACGGATTACGATTTCATCAACACCGTAATCACCCTGGACGAGGTACCCCCGCGTATGCGGATTATTTACACCTGCGGCGACACCAACCCGCCCGCAGACATCAAACACGCGCTGTACCAACGCGTTAAATTTGGTTTTGACTACGGCGACGACTTGCCGTACAATACAAACCGCTTTTTTGACCGCCTAGCACTCCGCTACCGCCAAAATTTTAG